AGCCTTCGCCCTCGGCGCCGCCGGGGGCCGCGGCATTGCCGTGCGCTTCGCCCCCTTCGCCGGCCGGCGCTTCGCTGCCTTCCGGCGCGCCGGGGGCGCGCTCGCCCGTTCCGCCGCCCGACGCGGCGCCCTCGGCGCGCAGCAATTCCGCGGCGAGCGCCGCGGCGCCGAAGCGCTCGCACAGATATTCGACGACAGCGCGCTTCCCCCCGGGGATGCGATTGACTTCGCGGCCGATCGTCTTGCCCTGCGCGCGGCCGACTGCGTTTGCCGCGGAAATCAGTGCGCGGAACGGCGCGGTGGCGACGGTGGCGATAGCTTGCGTAGTGTCCATTTCAATGCTCTCCCGTAGGGTAAGTGTTGCGCGGTGTTTGTGATACAGCGTGCATCCTAGAGTATGACGGGGGGCGCGTCAACAAGTTTCGCCCCGTAACAGATAAACCGACGAACGGTCGAATGTCCGAGCGCGCCGGTCGGGAATCCGGGGGCGCAAATTGAACGAACGCGCGCGGGGGCGCGAGCGCGCGCGAGTAGCACGGCGCCGGGGGCGCGGGGAAACCGGCCGACGAACGGCGCGCCGGGGGCCGGGGGCGCCGCGGGGGCGATCGCACGCGCGCCGAGCGCGCCGGCAAAGACCGTGCCACTATGCCAATGTCATGGATTATGCGTGAAAGCGCATACTGCGTAAACGGGGCGCCACGGGGCGATCGGGCGCGCCCCCTTATGGGGGTGCCATTTTAAGGGCCGCGCCTCATACGCGCCGTTTTAAGGCCAATTGCGGGGAAGCGATTTCGGCAAAGTTGCCTAAAAAATAGGCAATCGGGGGATGAACGGTAGGAAACGGCCGATGAACGGCTGCGTCTTGCTACTGTCTTTGGCGCGGAATTTTCCAGCCCGATTTTCGCACGCGCGTTCGATACCTGAGCAAATTTGTCGGATAGCAATTGTCGCCCGGGCGACAATCAGGACACAAGCGCGCCGCGCCGAAAAACCGCTACGTGCTAACGTCTCGCGCTAAATCCCCGGCCCCCGGCGCGCGCCGACAGTAATACTGTAAGACACAAGTTTCCTAAAATATATTGAAAACTACAGAGTGTTTACCTTCCCCCTATACTATACAGCTAGCCAAAAAGTTTGAAATGTCTGTGTCCTGCGTCTTGTCCTGTCCTGCGTCTTGCGGCCCCCCCGCCGGCCCCCGGCCCCCGGGAAACCCGACAACGCTCCGCGTATGTTGTGTGTTGCACACAACATACGCCGTAACATACCAAACATTACAGTGTGTAGGCTACAACAGCCGAGCGCGCGACGGCGTGCGTTGTAGGCTACAAGCCGGGGGCCGGGGCGTCTGTTGGGGTTGTGGCCTACAAGACCCCCCGGGGGTTCCCCGCGCGGGACTCCTGTCCCTCTGTCTGGGGCTAAGGGGTGCGCCGCAGCTATCCCCCGGTCCCCGGCGCGGGGCGCAGGGAGCGGGATGCGGGGCGCTTGCTGTGACGCGAGTGACCGCTTACACTGCGCGCATGGCCCGAGGCAAGCAGCTTCCTTTTGTCGGTGAGGATTACTCGGCTGCGCCCGAGCCGCCCTCCCCGTTGGAGGTCTCGCACGCGAAGAACGTCGTCGCGGCGATGGACCGTGACCCCGACCCCGTGGCGTTCTTCGAGCGCCTGTTGCGCTCCGACCCCAAGCTCTACCTTGAGGAATACCGCCGCGCACGCGAAACGCTCGCGCAGGCGGCGAAGGCGGGGGCCGCAACACACACGCGGGCGGCGCCCACGGCGATCTCCCCCATCCGGCCGGGAATCATTGATGTCCCGTCCGGTTCATAGCTACGCCCCCCGCGAGCAGTTTCTAGAGTTTCACGCCCGCTCGCAGCGGTGGGCCGTGCTCGTCTGCCACCGTCGCGCCGGCAAGACCGTGGCCGCGGTGAACGATCTGGTCGCGCACGCGCTGTTCACGAACAAGAAGCACGCGCGGTTCGCCTACATCGCCCCCCTCTACTCGCAGGCGAAGTCGATCGCGTGGGACTACCTCCTGCAATTCACCGCCTCGCTACGCACCTATGTCAACGTGTCAGAGTTGACGGTCGAGCTATACAACGGCGCGCGCATTCGGCTCTACGGGGGCGACAACCCGGACGCGCTCCGGGGCATCTATTTGGACGGCGTGGTGCTCGACGAGCCGGCACAGATGAAACCCCGCCTGTGGACGGAGATTCTTCTGCCCCTGCTCGCCGACCGCAAGGGCTTCGCCGTGTTCATCGGCACCCCCGCCGGCAAGAATTCGTTTTACGACACCGTGCAGTTCGCGAAAGCGAACGCGCACGAGTGGTATTGCTTGGAACTGAAAGCGTCGACCTCGGGCATCCTCGACGCCGCGGAGTTGCAGCGGCTCCGCGAGCAGATGGACGAGGACGAATACGAGCAGGAGTTCGAGTGCTCGTTCACCGCCGCCATCAAGGGGTCTTTCTACGGCAAGGTGTTGAACGAGGCGTCCGATCGTCTGTTGGACGAGCTTCCGATCGACCCGACCCGCCCCATGCACGTCGCGCTCGACCTCGGGTTCCGCGACGACGCGGCGGGGTGGATGTGGCAGGCCACCCCGGCGGGGTTCGACTACCACTATGCGTTCTCCGTGGCCGGCTTCGCCGTCCCCGACATCCACGCGCTGCTGCTCGAAAACGGGTTCAACGGCACCCTCTGGCTCCCCCACGATGCGGTTGCCAAGTCCATGCAGACCGGGCGCAGCGTGCTTGAGCAGTTCGTGGGCCTCGGGCACCGCCCCCGGCTCGTGCCGCGGCTCACCGTGCAAGACGGGATTCAAGCGGTGCGCCAGCACCTTGCGCATCCCGGCACGCGCTTCTCGCTGGCGGGGTGCAAGGACGGCGTGGAAGCCCTGCGGCAGTATCAGCGCGACTTCAACGACAAGACCGGCACCTTCTCGCAGGCGCCGAAACATGATTGGTCGTCCCACTACGCGGACGGGTTCCGTTACGGTACGCTTGCCGTGCGTCCACCCAAGAACCCGGCCTCGGCGCGGGCCGCGCCGCCCCCGCCGCGCGTCGTCGAGCCGGTGCGGATGACGCTTGACGCGCTCTGGGGGACGCAGCCGGTGACGAACGCATACGAGAGGATTTGAGCATGGTGCAACAAGCCAACAACCCGGTTGCCGTGCCCCCGGGCGGGACGCAAAGCGGTGTGGTGAGCGTGCAGGATGCGTATGGCCTGTCGCCGAAAGGCTGGCGCGACTACCTGTTCGACCAGATCGACGCGCACGACAAGGAGTTCGACACCACGTTCACGCAGCGGGGGCGGCGCATCGTGGCGCGTTACCGCGACGAGCGGGGCGACTACGACCAACAGACGCGGCGCTACAACGTCCTCTGGGCCAACACGCAGACCTTGCTCCCGGCCGTGACCGGGAAAGGCGCCCCGGTCCCCGTCTCGCAACGCCGGTTCATGGACGCGGACCCCGCGGGGCGGGTGGCCTCCACCATGATCGAGCGCGTGCTGCGCTACCAATTCGATCGCAACGACGCATCGAGCCGCGCGCTCAAGCTCGCCTGTTGGGATTGGCTGGTCCCCGGCATGGGGACCGTCTGGGTGCGCTACGAGCCGGGGGTGGGCAAGCCCCCGGGCATCCCCTCGGCGTCGAAAGGCAAGGGGTTCGGCACGCCGACCGAGCAGGGCGAGCCGGGACAAATGCTGACGCAGGCGGCGACCGAGGAAAAGCCGGCCTACGAGGTCGAGCGCACGGTGCTCGACTACGTGTTCTGGGAGGACTTCGGGTTCCAGAACGCGCGGGTGTGGGATGAGGTCGGCCTCGTGTGGCGCAAGGTGTATCTCACGCGGGACGAGTTGAAAAAGCGCTTCAACGAGGACATCGCCAACAAGCTGCCGTGCTCCATTCAGGCCAACCAGACCGCCCGGAGCGGGATGATCGCGCCGGATGACCAGCCGAAGCACGGCGTGTTCAACAAGGCGTGCGTCTACGAGGTCTGGGACAAGCAGAAGCGCACGGTGTCGTGGATTTCGCGCGACTACGACGTGCCGCTGGACGTGGCGAGCGACCCGCTCAAGCTGCCCGACTTCTTCCCCTGCCCCCGGCCCCTGTTCGCCAACACCACTACGGGAAATCTCAAGCCCGTAGCGTTCTACGCGCAGTATCAGGATCAGGCGGTGCAGCTTGACATCCTGTCGCAGCGCATCGCGATGCTGACGAAAGCGTGCAAGCTCGTCGGCGTCTACGACGCCTCGCAGGAGGGCGTGCAACGTATGTTGAATGAGGCGGTCGAGAACCAACTCATTCCCGTCGATACGTGGGCCGCGTTCGCCGAGAAGGGCGGCGTCAAGGGAGTGATGGATTGGCTCCCGATCGACCAAGTGGTGTCGGTCCTCAAGACCCTCGGAGACACGTTCGAGGCGCTGAAAGGTCAGGTCTACGAGATCACCGGCATCGGCGAGATCATGCGCGGGGCCTCCACCGGGGGCACCGCGGCCGAGGCGCGGATGCAGGAGCAATACATCAGCGTCCGCCTCGACGATCTGCGGCAGGAGTTCAACCGCTTCTGCGATGACGCGGTGGGGATGATGGGGCACATCATCTGCACCCTGTTCCGCGAGGAATCCATCATCGCGCAGTCGGGTATCATGCAGACGTGGGACGGGCAGCAGGTGCTCCAAGGCGCCATGCCGCCGCCCCAACAGTCTTTGCCGCCCCCATCCCCGCCTCCCGGGATGGCGCCCGCTGGTCCGCCGCCTGTTGGCCCCTCTCCGGGCGGCGCATTCGGCGGCCCGCCCCCCGGCACTCCGGGGATGGGGATGGCGCCCCCCGGCCCGCCGCCGGGGATGGGACCGCCGGGGATGGGGCCGCCGGGGATGCCTCCCGGCCCGCCCCCGATGCAGCCCCCGATGCAGCCCCCGCCGCCGTCCCCGGTGCCGGTGCTCATGGAGGCGTTGCAACTGCTCCGCGACACGCCGATGTCCGACTTCCGCGTGCGGGTCGACGTGGAGTCGTTCATCGACGACGAAATCGAGAGCGAGCGCGAGCAGCGCATCGCCTTCCTCACGGCGCTGACGCAGTTCATGCAACAGGCGCTCCCTGCCACGCAGGAGAATCCGGCGCTCGCGCCGCTGATGAACGCGCTGCTCCTGTTCAACGTCCGCACGTTCAAGGCGGGCCGCGAAATGGAAGGGCAGATCGAACAGTCGCTCGCGCAACTCGCTGCCTCCCCGCCCCCGCCCGACAAGCCCGACCCGAAGGCGCAGGCCGAACAGGCGCGGTTGCAGGCCGAAGTGCAGAAGATGCAGGCCGAAATGCAGTTGAAGCAGCAGGAGGCTCAGGCCAAGCTCGCGCAACAGGCGCAAGAGGGCCAACTCAAGCTGCAACAGATGCAGCAGGAAGGCGAGTTGCGCCTGCGCCAGATGGAGCAGGAGTTCGCGCTCAAGATTCAGATGATGCAGGGCGAACAGGCAGCAAAGGCCGAGGCCGCCGCGAACAAGCTTCAAATCGACACCGTGACCGCGATTGCCGGCGAGCAGCGCGAGCGGGCGGCGAACGAGGCTTCGCAGGCCCGTGCGCAGGAGCAACACGACATCGACATGGCGTTGAAGGTGAAGGAAGGCACGGAAACCGAGGACGACGACTGAAAGGGGGTGATGACCTATGGCGGCGAAGAAGGGCAAGGGGAAGGGTAAGGGCGGCGGGAGGAAGTGCTGATGGCGAAACGGACCTTCCGCTGGTCCCCGGAGAAGCGCGAAATGGTCGAAATCCTGCCTTACGAGGCGGATGGAGGCCATTTCGTGTTCGGCGACACGCCGCGCTTCGTGTCGCCCCTCGATGGGAGCGTGATCGAGGGCCGGAAGCAGTACGAGGACCATTGCAAGCGGCACAACGTCGTCCCCACCGCGGAATTGAAGGGCCTGCAACGCGGCCCGTCGATGGTGGACAAGCAACGCGAGCGCCAACAGCTTCGTGAGCAGTTGTGGGAGCTTACCGATCGCTCAATGCGCGGCCGTCGGTGTAGGGATTGAGCGCATTCAACCGGGAGAACCAGAACACCATGCCAGCATTTCCGAGCAGCGCCGACATTGACGTGAAGCCGGTCGAGACGACGTTCCCGACCCCCGACACGTCGATTCGCGACACCATCCAATCCGCCTATGACGGCGGTGAAGCCTCTGGCCCCCCGAGCGGAACGCCCGCGGCCTCGAAAGAGGACGGCGCACCCGTTACTCCCGGCGGGGCGCCCGAGTCCGCGCCGGGGGGCCGCCCCCGTTCCGCTGACGGCAAGTTCGCCCCCAAGCCTGCCCCCGCTCCGCTCGACATCCCGAAGTTCGGCGAGAAGCCGCCGGAACAGGCAGCGGAAAGCGCGGCGAAGCCCGACGACCCCGTTGCGAAGGTGCCGGCGTCGTGGAAGCCCGAGAAGGCGGCGCTGTGGGAGAAGATCGCCGACCCGGAGGCCCGCGCCTACATCCACGAGCGCGAGCAGCAGCTTCAACAGGGCTTCCAGCGCGCCGCGCAGGTGCGGGAGGTCGCGGAGGGCATCCTCGCCGAGTTCGTGCCCTATCAGGACATCCTGCAAGCCGAGAACGCGACCCCGGCGACCGCCATCCGCGCGCTGTTGCAGACGGCCTACGCCCTCCGTTCGGCGCAGCCGGAATACCGCAAGGCGCTATTCCTGCAACTCGCGCAGCAATACGGCGTCGATCTGTCGGGCAACTTCGACCCCAACCTCGCGAAAGCGCAGGGCGAGGCCGATTTCCTCAAGCTCCAACAGCGCGAGCAACAGGCACGGGGGACGGTCAACGAAGAACGCGCCGTGTCGCAACAGATCGAGCAGTTTGCCGCCACGCATGAGTTCTTCCCGGCGGTGCGGGAGACGATGGGGCGTCTGTTGAAGGGCGGCGTGGCCCCGGACCTCGAAACGGCCTACCAACAGGCGATTTCGCTCGACCCGAACGTGAGGGCCGAGTTGGAACGCCGCCGCGTGGCCGCCGCGCAGGAGGAACAGCGCGAGGCCGACAGGCAGCGGGCCGCCGCGGCGACCCGTGGCGGGTCCGCCCCCGGCGCGGGGAGCATGGGGTCGGGCGGCGCCCCCAAGGAGCCGGGGAGCATCCGGGCGGCGCTCGAAGCGGCGTGGGACGAGCGGGTGCGGGGTTGACGCGGTAGTAGGCGCTCACTATGATGCGGGCAGGGGACTCCACGGAGCCACCCCTGCCCGAAGCCCTTGAGGCCCATCGGTTGTAGCTAACCGCTGTTCCCAACATACACGCCACAAGGAGCTTCACCATGCCTTTTGCGAATCCCGACGTCAGCGACATCATCGCGACGACGATCCAATCCCGTACCGGCAAGATCGCCGACAACGTGTCGGCCAACAACGCCCTCCTGACGCGGATGCGTCAGCGCGGCAACGTCAAGCCCTTCTCGGGCGGCAACGTCATCCTGCAAGAACTGTCGTTCGCCGAGAACGGCAACGCCGGGTGGTACTCGGGCTACGACACCCTGCCGATCAACGCGCAGGACGTCATCAGCGCCGCGCAGTTCGACATCAAGCAGGCCGCCGTGCCGGTCACGATGTCGGGCCTCGAAATGCTCCAGAACGCCGGGAAGGAGCAGATCATCGACCTGATGGAAGCCCGCATCAAGGTCGCCGAGTCGACGATGGCGAACCTCGTCAGCGCCGGCCTCTACAGCGACGGCTCCGGTGCCGGCGGCAAGCAGCTCACCGGCCTGCTCGCGGCGGTCAGCAAGACCCCGACGACCGGCGTCTACGGCGGCATCGACCGTGCGACGTACACGTTCTGGCAGAACAAGGCCACGAACCCCGGAACGGCGATCAGCGCGACCACCATCCAAGCCAACATGAACGAGATGTGGGCCTCGCTCGTTCGCGGCGCGGACAAGCCCGACCTGATCCCGATGGACAACACGTTCTGGGGCTTCTACATGGCCTCGTTGCAGAACATCCAGCGGTTCAGCGACTCGGAAATGGCGCGTCTGGGCTTCACGACCGTCAAATACATGAGCGCGGACGTGATCCTCGACGGTGGCATCGGCGGCGACATCGCTGCGACCACGATGTATTTCCTGAATACCAACTACCTGCACTTCCGGCCGCACCGCGATCGCAACTTCGTCGCGCTCGACCCGAACAAGCGGTATTCGGTGAATCAGGACGCGGTGGTGCAGATTCTCGCCTTCGCCGGCAACCTGACGTGCTCGGGTGCGCAGTTCCAAGGCGTCCTGTTCGACTAGGCCCACTCGTTGATGCGTAGCGCGGGCTTCGGCCCGCGCTCCTTCAACACACAGGAGAACGGAAATGCCCGGTCAACTCGGAAGTGCGACCGTCAACGCGGTCAACAACAAGCGCAACAACCACCCGTATCAAGAGCCGATCGGCGCGACGACCGGCGACATGGACAACTCGCTCATCAACGGGTGCATCGGCGGCGGCTTCGCGGCGGTCGATTCGATCGAGAACTTCGCGCTGAACACGCAGGGCGTGTCCACCTTCAGCCCGACGGGCGGGGTCGATTCGCTGTATGTTCTCGCGATGGTGGACGTCCCGGCGGGCACGGCGGATGCCGTTGTCGGCCCCGACGGCAAGATCAGCGCCGCCACGGGCGGGAGCTACACGGTCCCGCTCGACGTCAAGGCTGGCGAATACTGTTGGGCGTACCTGACCTGACACACCACGCCCCCGGTGCATAGGGGGCAACTCGGGAGACAAGATGCGAGCAGGAATGATCGACGTGATGGAGCCGCAAGGCGGTCAGCCGGGGGACGAGCGCCTGTTCGTGCGCTTCTACAACGGCACGACGCAGGACGCCGAGGCGACGAAGCGCGAAGGGCGGCCCATCTTCAAGACGGTACCGTTCGTGAAGATTCTCGTCCCGGGCGACCGGAATACGGTGATCGACACGTTCGCCGGCAAGAACTACCCCCTGCGGTTCCCGAAGCAGTGGGCCGCGTTTCAAGCGCAGGCGGCGCAGGAAATCGAGGGCACGCTGCTCTCCGAAGTCCCGATCGTCACCCGCGCTCAAGCGGAGGAACTCGAATACTTCAAGGTCTTCACCGTCGAGCAGTTGGCGGAATGTTCCGACGCCCTGTCGTCCAAGATTCCCCGGTTCCACGAGTTGAAGCGCAAGGCCGCGACCTACGTCCAACAGGCGAAGGACTCCGCGGTGGCGCAGAAGCTCGGGGAGGAAAACGAGGCGCTGCGGTCGCGCGTCTCGGGCCTCGAATCGGAAATCGCTCGACTCTCGCAAATGTTCGAGGCGGCCACGAAGCCGCAGATGGAGCAACCGCGTGTCGAGCGTTCTGGAAGTCGTACAAGCCGCGTTTGACGAGCTAGGTCTCTACCCTCGCCCCTTCAACGCGGTGGGGGCGGGGGATCAACTCACGCAGCAGATCACGGCGCTTTACACGGCGGTCGGGCAGATGCTTGTCCGCCAACGTGTTTGGCGCGGTCTGCTGCGGGTACAGACTTACACGGTCAGCGCACCGAATACGACGACGCTCGCGCTGCCGGCGGACTACGATCGTCCGGTGAACCAGACCGAGTGGGACCAGACGAACCATTGGCCGCTCATGGGGCCGATGACGCCCCAACAGATGCAGACGCTCAAGAGCGGCATCATCAGCGAGGGGCCGCGCATCAAGTTCCGCCTGATCGGGAAGAACATGGAACTGTTCCCGCCCGCGCAGACGGGGCAGAACTTCGTTCTCAACTACATCAGCAAGGGCTGGCTGATCGGCGACCCCAACAGCGTCACGCCGCAGCCCTACAAGCTCAAGCCGACCGCCGACACGGACGAGGCGATCTTCGACGATCGGCTGATGATCGCCGGGGTGAAGCTGCGTTTCTTCCAAGCCAAGGGCTTCGACACGACGGCCTACGCGGACGACTTCCAAGTGCTGCTCGATCAGGCGCTCGCGCAAGACAGCGGCGCCCAGAAGCTCACGATGGCCGCGGACCCCGCCACGTACCTCGTCAACGTGACGAACATCCCTGACGGCAACGTGTACGGGATGCCCTGATGTTCCGCCCGAAGCAGCGGCGCAACGTCGCCCCGCGAGCCGTCAAGGTCGCGAACACGGTGTCGTTGCCCGCCCCCATTGCGGGCCTCAACGTGCGCGACTCGCTCGCGGCGATGGACCCCCGGTTCGCGATCCAGATGGACAACTTCTGGCCGACCGCGTGGGGCGTGTATGTTCGCCGCGGCTGGCAGTATCACGCCACCCTGCCGTCGGGGTCAACTTGCACGTCGCTGCTTCACTACGCGAACCCGAGTGGGCAAGAGAACCTGTTTGCCGTCACGTCCGTAGGCAAGATTTACGACGTCACGGCGCCGTCTACCACCCCGCCGGAAGTCGTGGCGAACACCGGCCCCCGAGTGGAGTTCGTCAACTTCACCAACGTCTTCGGCACGTTCCTGATCTGTGTCGACGGGCAGTCGACGCCGTTCTTCTACAACGGCACGACGTGGAACACGCTGACCATCACCGGAGACCTCGGCGACGGCGGCGTTCCCCCGCCCCCGCCCCCGACGCCGCTCGACTCGCACAAGCTCTGCGACGTCGAAGTGTTCAAGCGGCGTCTGTGGTTCGTGGAGAAGGACAGCACCCGCGCGTGGTATCTCGACACGGACAGCATTCAGGGCACGGCGTCCATGTTCGACCTCGGCGAAGTGTTCCCGCGCGGCGGCTACCTCGCGGAAATCGCTTCGTGGACGGTGGACACCGGGGAGGGGCTGAACGACAAGCTCGTGTTTGTTTCGTCCGAGGGGGACATCGCCCTGTTCTCGGGGATTGACCCCGATCAGGACTTTCGCCTCGACGGCCTGTTCCGCGTCGGCCCCCCGATGAACCGCCGCTCGGCGGTGAAGCGCGGCGGCGATCTGGTCATCGCCACGCGCGAGGGTGTCGTGTCGATGGCGCAGGTGTTGCAGGCACAGACGGAAGGCGGGGCGCAGACCATCAGCGAGGTCATCAAGCTCCTGCTCTCCAACATCACGGAGTTCGACCAGCTTTCGAACGTGCAGGATTGGCAGCTTACGGTCTACAACCGGATCGAAATGCTGCTCTACAACACGCGGGACGCGCAGGGCACGACGATTCAGTACGCGATGAACAACGCGACTCGCGCGTGGACCCGTTTCCTGAATATCGACGCACGTTGTTGGGGGACGCTTGAAGGCGAGCCGTATTTCGGCGGCCCCGGCTACGTGGGGCGCTTCTGGGTGGGGCCGAGTGACGGTCTCTCGCAGGACTTGCTGACCCCCGGCGCGCCGATTCAGGCGCAGGTGATCCAAGCCTACAACTACTTCGACTCCGCGGGAGCGCAAAAGCACTTCCGTATGGCGCGGCCGAACCTCCGCGCGGGGAGCACGCCGTCGGTGTCGATCGCCACCATCGTCGACTACAACGGCGTCAATCCAACATACGCCCCCGACCCCACGCCCCTCGGCTACAACTTCGCCGTCTGGGACGTGTCGTTCTGGGACGAGGCTCTGTGGGGGCAGAACGCGATTCCCTTCCTGCGGTGGTACAACGTGGGGAACATCGGCATGGCCGGCGCGATTGCGATGTCGATCAAGGTCGCCACGCCGAATGCGATTTGGATCGCGACCGATCTCGTCATGGAGTCGGGCGGGGTTCTGTGAAGACGCTCCTGTTCAATCGTGAGGATGTTCTGCGTCCGTTCATGGAGACGCTGGTCCAAACCCCCGGAGCGTTCTCCGAGGGGCGTGGTGTCGGGCTGGTGGAAGTGGACGAACAGGCAGGCACGGCGGAACTCGTCGCGGGGTGCTGGTTCGAGAAGTGGAACGGGGTGAACATCCATATGCACATCGCGGCGCTGCCCGGTCGCAAGTGGATGACCCGCGAGTTCCTGTGGTACTGCTTCCACTACCCGTTTGTTGAGTTGCAGTGCAAGCGCGTTACGGGCTACGTGGAGTCCACAAACCTCGACGCGCGACAGTTCGACGAGCATCTGGGGTTCAGGATCGAAGCGCGGTTGAAGGACGCTTCGCCAACAGGCGACGTGCTGGTTTACGTGATGTTCAAGGATGAATGTCGGTGGCTCAAGTTGAAGCCTCCGAAGTGGGCACAGAAGACGGAGCACTGACATGGGACAGCAGAGCGGTGGCAAGGGCCAGCAGCCTCCCCGGATGGGGCAGAGCGGGCAGGGCATGAACCTCGGAGGCGGGTGGGGAGGCGGCTTCGCGCCGCAACAGGGCCTCTCCTACTTCACGCCGCAGCAAGGCGGGATGTATAACCCCTACCAGCCGCAATACGGACAGACGCCGCCGCAGGGCGGCGGGTATCAGGGCGGCCCGACGATGGGGTTCGGCGGCTCGTGGTGGGGTCCGCAACAGACGTTGGGGCCGCAGCAGGGACAGACGGGGGGCAATATGCCGGCCCCGCAAGGCGGCGGCGGCGCGCCGCAGGGCGGCACGGTGGACTTCTACGCCGGCTTCGATCCAAGCAAGTCGGGTTGGGGTGAGGCGGGGCGCAACGCCTACGCGACCAACAAGGCGAACGAGTATTTCA